AGCGCCGGTTCTGGGTGCCGTGCCCCAACTGCGGCCTTGAGCAGATCCTGATCTGGGAACAGGTCAAATGGGCGAAGGATGAGGCCGGCGGCCACCGCCCGGAAACCGCCCGCTACCACTGCGCGGACTGCGACGTGCCATGGACGGATGAGACCCGCTGGGCGGCGATCTCGAAGGGGCGCTGGATCGCGGAGGCGCCGTTCAACGGAACGGCCGGGTTCCATCTGAACGAGATCTATTCGCCATGGGTGCGGCTCGAGGCCATGGCCAAGGCGTTTCTGTCGGCGCGCGCGGGCGGGGACGAGACGATGAAGACCTTCGTCAACACCTCGCTGGGTGAGACCTGGATGGAAAGCGGTGAGGCGCCGGACTGGCAGCGTTTGCAGGGGCTGAAGGAGGACTGGCCCGCGGGCTCGGTGCCTGCGCGTGGCCTCTTCCTGACGGCGGGAGCCGATGTCCAGAAGGACCGCATCGAGGTCGATGTCTGGGCTTGGGGCAGGGGGCTGCAAAGCTGGCTCATCGATCACATTGTGATCGAGGGCGGCCCGGGCGATCCGGCGTGCTGGCGGAAGCTGACGGACCTTCTGGGTCGAACCTGGCAGCATGCCGGCGGCACACCGAAGACCGTCGCGCGGCTCGCCATCGACACGGGCTACGAAACGGCGGCCGTCTACGCTTGGGCGCGGCAGGTCGGGTTTGCACAGGTGGCCCCGGTCAAGGGGCTTGAGGGCTTCAATCGCGCGAGCCCTGTGACGGGGCCGACCTATGTCGATGCGACCATCGGCGGCAAGCGCCTGCGCCGCGGCGCGCGGCTCTGGTCGGTGGCGACATCGACCTTCAAGGCCGAGACTTATCGCTTTCTGCGTCAGGACCGCCCGACGCCCGAAGAAATCACCGCAGGTGCCTCGTTCCCGCCGGGAACGGTGCATCTGCCGGGCTGGGTCGATGCCGAGTGGCTGAAACAGTTGACGGCCGAGCAGCTGGTCACGCTCAAGACCAAGCGCGGCTTCACCAAGCTCGAATGGCAGAAGCTTCGCGAGCGCAACGAGGCGCTCGACACCCGGGTCTATGCCCGCGCGGCCGCCTGGATTCTTGGCGTGGATCGCTGGTCAGAGCCGCGGTGGGCAGAGCTGGAAGCGCAACTCGGGGTGGCGACACAGAAGGGACCCGAGGCCAGTCCATCGTCTCCACGAGGGCGACAAACCACCCGTTCGCTGATGCCCTCTGGACGACGACGTGTGGCAAGATCGGCATACATGGGATGAGCCCGGAATAAGGGAGCGCGGGGACCGACAACAGGCTTGACGCTGGTGAGTCCGAGGACATATCCACAGAGCAACGGCGGGCTTTGCCTTCGGATTTGCGGTGAGGCGAGGATCCGAGTGCGCGTCGTACTGCGACAAAAAAAGAGCGATGCCGAAGCATCGCCCAAGTTACGCAGGGAACACGATATGGGGCACGGCGCCCCCTAGAGCAGGCAGAGACGGCGCCGCGAGGCAAGGCGAGTCGCAGTCCCATATCGTGTTACCTGACGGTCGCCCCTATACATCATCTTGTCAATTCGACCGTTAGGTTGGGCCTGTTGTCCAAACCTGACATGGGCGCGTCTCGCCGTTTGCCTCAAGCGGGGCGTCATGGTTCGAGCTTTGGAAAAAAAATGGGCGCCGGCGAGGGCGCCCAGTTTGCGTTGAAGCAAAGTGCGAGACTGGATTGACGCTCCTGAGCAGAGAAGGAGCGGTGAGGGCTAGGCAAAGCCACAATCCGATCACACGCTATCCACATACTTGTCCACAGGCAGCGGGTCGAGAACTCTTTCGATATGACAGGGGGTTCCGGCCGGGTCGCTGCTGCTGTCCACATACCAAGGCGTGTCGGCTGTGCTGGGGCTGTGGGTAATCTGTGAGGTCAAGATCGGGGAGGGCCGATGATGATGCAGCAGTTGCGCGCCCGCCGTGACGCGCTGACCGCGCAGCGGTCCTCGGGGGTGGCGGGATTGCAGGATAGGGCTGACGCCGTTGACGCCACGGCGGAGGACCGTGTGACGGCGTTGCAGGGGTGAGTTTCAGCGCGTCAGGGTGCGCTGAACGATATCTGGATCCTTGTCGATCAAGGCAAGCAGGACACGCGCCGGCCCGTCCGGCGACCGACGGTGCTGTTCCCAGTTCAGGAGTGTGGACTTCTTCACGCCGATGCTCTTGGCGAATTCGGCCTGTGACAGGCCGGTGCGGGCCCGAATGGCCTGGACGTCCGCGTCGGGGATCTCGATCTCGTGGATCGTGACGGCTGCATGGCCTCGGGCATGGGCAATAGCTTCCTTGAGGCCTTGTTCGATGCTCTTGAATGCGTCGCTCATCTTGATCTCCTGTAACTTTCGGCAAGCATCTTGCCGAGGGCTTTGACCGCCTCTGCCTCGGCCTTGGTCAGATTGGCCTTCTCGTTCTTGGCGAAGACCGTGATCAGAAAGATCGGCATGTCGTCGTCGCCACTGTAGAAATGGACAACACGATAGTCGCCGCTCTTGCCGCCGCCGTCGCGTGCGAAGCGCACCTTGCGTATGCCTCCACCGATCGAGACCCCGGCTGTGGGGTTGCGGGCGATGAAATCGATCAGCGCCAGGCGTTCCTCATCGCTCATGATGGCGCGCGCGCGACGTTGGAACTCCGGCGTTTCGGCCACAGTCACGATGCTCATGCCGCTTCATGTGCGTCAATGGCGCATATGTCAACGGCGCACTCGAGGAAGTGTTCATGTCCGATCCAGCAACCCTCCGCGCCCGCCGTGACGCGCTGACCGCACAGCGGTCCTCGGGGGTGGCGCGGGTCAGCTATGATGGCAAGACGGTCGACTATCGCAGCGTGGCCGAAATCGACCGGGCCATCGAGGCGCTGGATCGCGAGATCGCCGCGGCCGAGGGACGTCGGATTGTCCGGCAGGTCCGCGTGGCGACGGCGAAGGGGCTCTGATCGATGGGCCTATTCGACCGCTTTCGCCGTCGGACCACCGGCGGCCCCGCTGCCGTGCGCGCCCGTCTCGAAGGCGCCATGGCGAAGCGGCGACTGCGCGGATGGAACCCGCCGCTCGAGAACATCAACGCGCTGGTCGCCTCCGGCGGCCCGCGGCTCCTGGCGCGGGCCCGCGAGCTGGTGGTGACCAACGGCTATGCCGCCAACGCCTGCGAAGCCTTCGCGGCGAACCTTGTCGGCGACGGGATCAAGCCGTCCTCGCTGATCGGAGACGCCGATCTGCGCGACCGGGTGCAGCGGCTCTGGCTTGCCTGGACCGATGAGGCCGACGCGGACGGTCTGACGGACTTCTATGGTCTGCAGGCCATGGTCGCGCGCGAGATGTTCGTGGCGGGTGAGTGCTTCGTCCGGCTGCGCCCGCGCCGGGCGGAAGACGGGCTGCTGGTGCCGCTGCAGCTGCAACTCCTGCAATCGGAGATGCTGCCCTTCGAGAAGACGCAGACGGATCCGAACGGTAACCGCATCCGCTGCGGGATCGAGTTCGATCTGATCGGGCGACGGGTGGCCTATCACTTCCGCCGGCGCCATCCAGGGGACAGCACGGATCAGCGGGTGGCCGTGCCAGACACTGTGCGCGTGCCGGCGGCCGATGTGCTGCACATCTACCGGCCCATCGACGCGGGCCAGATCCGGGGGCTGCCGCATATCGCGCCGGCGATGGTGCGGCTGTTCCTGCTCGACCAGTACGACGACGCGGAGCTCGACCGGAAGAAGACCGCGGCGATGTTCGCGGGCTTCATCACCAAGACCGCTCCGGAAGACCCGATGATGGGAGAGGGCGAGGCAGACAGTGATGGGGCCGCCATCGCGAGCCTCGAGCCGGGGACCATGCAGGTGCTGCTGCCGGGCGAGGACGTGAAGTTCTCGTCGCCGGCGGATGTCGGCGGCGGCTACGAGGCGTTCCAGTATCGCACGCTGCTGGCGGTCTCGGCCTCGCTGGGGCTGCCCTATCACCTTGTCACCGGCGATGTGCGCCAGGCGAACTACTCGAGCCTGAGGGCGGAGCTTGTCGAGTTCCGCCGCCGCATTGGTCAGTTGCAGCACGGGGTCATGGCCCATCAGCTTTGCCGCCCCATCTGGCTGCGCTGGCTGGAGACGGCGGTGCTGTCGGGCGGGCTCGACGCCGATCCGGCGAAGGTGCGACCTGTCCAATGGATCCCGCCGCGCTGGGACTGGGTCGATCCGCTGAAGGACATCCAGGCGCAGGTGCTGGCGATGGAGGCCGGCATCACCTCACGGCGCAAGGTGGTCGAGGCCACCGGCTACGACATCGAGGAGGTCGACCGCGAGAATGCGGCCGATGCCGCACGCGCGACGGGTCTCGGCCTGCGTTACCGGACGAGCCCGGGCGAGACGCAGGGCGCGCGGGCGACACCGACGCGACGGCCGGAACCTGGCGACGGTGCCGAGGACGGTCATGACGATGACCCGGCGGGGACCGACCGCGCCAATCCACAGGAGTGACAGGATGAAGAGTTGGTACACGATCCGCGCCCGGGCTTCGGGCACGGAAGTGCTGATCTATGACGAAATCGGCGCTTATGGTGTCAGCGCCAAGGGCATCCTCGCGGAACTCGGCGCGCTGCCGGATGACGCCCCCATCGATCTGCGGCTCAACAGCCCTGGCGGTTCCGTTTTTGACGCCGTGGCCATCTTCAACGCGCTGAAGCGACATGCGGGCCCGATCACCGTCTGGATCGACGGCATCGCCGCCTCGGCCGCGTCCTACATCGCCATGGCGGGCGACGAGATCGTCATGCCGGAAAACGCTTTCCTGATGATCCACGACCCGGCCGGCCTCGTGATGGGCACGGCCGAGGACATGCGCGCCACCGCCGAGGCGCTCGACAAGGTGAAGGGAAGCCTGATCCAGGGCTATGCGTCGAAGTCGGGAAAGGCCGAGGAAGAAATCGCTACCTTGATGGCTGCCGAGACCTGGCTCGATGCCAATGAGGCGCTGGCTCTCGGGTTTATCGACCGCATTGCCGAGCCTGTGAAACTCGCCGCCTCCTTCGATATGGCGCGGTTCCGCAATGCACCGCCGGAAGTGGTTGAGGCGATCGAAACTGTTGTCGGATCCACCGGTTCTGACACGGACGGCGCATCGGAGGCAGACGCGGCTGGAGCCGACGATCCCGAGGGGGATGTTGGACACGACACCATCCCCCCGGACGAAATCACGCCGCCGGAGCACCGGGACGTGGGTGTTTCCGATGGGAACACCCGCCCGTCCAGCCTGTCCGAAAGCAGTGTTGCCGCCGCCGACACTGCGCCCGACGCCACCGCCATCCGGGCCGAGGCCATCGGACATGCCCGCGCCGTGGTCGATCTCTGTGGCCTCGCGGGCCAGCCGCAAATGGCGGGCCGCTTTCTCGAGGAGGACGCGAACCTCGATGACGTGCGCATCCGGCTCCTCGCTGCGAAAGCCGAGGCCACCCCCGACATCACCAGCAGCGCCCACGCCCAGCCCGGGCGGGCTGCCTCCACGACCCCTTGGGGCGATGTGATCGCCCGCACCTTCAAGACGAAAGGATAAGTGTCCATGACCACGCTCACGGAAGGCAAACACGCGGGCGGCTTCCTCGTCTGGGAAGTCCTGCGCGATTACACCCGAGACACCGTCACCGTCGCCTCGGGTGCCGGAAAGCTCCAACCTGGCACCGTGCTGGGCAAGATCACCGCCGGCGGCAAGTTCACGGCCCTTGCGCCTGCGGCCACCAATGGCAGCCAGACCGCGGCGGGCATTCTCTGGGCGGGCGTTGACGCGTCATCCGCCGACGCGCCGGGCGTCGTGCTCCTGCGGGGCCCTGCCATCGTGAACCGCCATGAGATCGTCTGGCCCGAGGGCGCGACCGAGGCCCAGATCACCGCCGCCACCACGGCCCTGGCCACGCTCGGCCTCATTCTGCGCTGACGCGCAACGCACCACCCCTCACCTCAAGGAGGCTGGCCAATGGCCACCATGGATATCTTTGAAGGCGATGCCTTCTCCGTCATCGAACTGACCCGTGCCCTCGAAAACATTCCCTTCAAACCCGCAACGCTGTCTGGCTCTGATCTCTTCGGCGAGCGGGGTGTGCGCACCCGTACGGTTGTCATCGAAAGTCGGGACGGGACCCTGTCGCTGATCCCCTTCTCCGAACGCGGAGGCGGGTATGATCAGCAAACGCCCGAGAGCCGCCAGGTGCGGGCTTTCGTGTGTCGGCAGTTCAAGAAGCAAGACGTGCTTTGGGCGTCCGAGATCCAGGGCATCCGGGAGTTCGGATCGGAAAGCGTCACGCAACAGGCCCAGGCCGAGGTCGCGCGCCGGATGCGGCGGTTGCGGGCTGATGCTGAAGCGACCTTTGAGTATCACCTGCTCAATGGCCTTCAGGGGCTGGTCAAGGATCCCCGCGATGGCTCGGTGGTGATCAATTTTGCCGATGAGTTCGGGATCACGCCTGCCGCGGAGATCGACTTTGATCTCGACAACCAGTCGCCGGCCTCCGGGGCGCTGCGCAAACGCTGCCAGGCGCTGATCGAGAGTGTCGAGGAGAGCCTCGGTGGCCTGGCGGTCGGACCGGTCCAGCTGCGCGCGGAATGCGGCTCGGCCTTCTTTGCAGATCTGGTGGCCCACAAGGAAATCCGGGAGACCTACCTCAACACCGCCGCTGCCAATGAGTTGCGGGGCAGGGCGGTTGACGAGTTCACCTTCGGGGGCATCACCTTCCGTCGTTACGGCGGCAGTGCGAGCATCGGGGTGCCGACGGACAAGGCCTTCTTCTATCCGCAGGGCATCGAGGGTCTCTTCGAGATCTACTTTGCCCCGGCAGACACCTTCGAGACGGTGAACACCATCGGCCTGCCGCTTTATGCCCGCATGATCCCGGACCGGGAGCGGGCCGAATGGGTGCGGCTCGAGATCGAGAGCAACCCGCTGCCGATCTGCACCCGGCCGCAGGTGCTGCGTTCGGCCAAGCGGACCTGATGAGTGCCTTTGCGGAAGCTCTCGGGGTCTTGTTTGCGGACGCCAACCTCTCGCTGGAGATTTGGCATCGTGATGCCGAAGGGCAGTTCACCCGCGCGCGCGGCATTCTGCGCCGTCCTGACGAGCTCACCGAGTTCGGGTCGGCGCGGCTTCTCTCGGAGACCACCCGGATCGATGTCCGGGTGGCAGACATTCCTGACCCTCGTCCGCAGGAGCAGATCCTGATCGGGGAAGAGACCTTCCTGATCCAGGGCGAGCCGCGCCGTGACCGTGAGCGGCTGGTCTGGACACTTGAGCTGACCCCCGCATGAACCTCGGCCTCGACATCTCGGTCGATCTCGTCGCCGTCATGGCCGCCGAGATCAAAGCTGGTGAAAGAGCGGTCACGGCCGCGATGCGGGACGCTGGCACCGACCTGAAAGCCGCATGGCGCGGCCAGATCGGGCAAGCGGGGCTTGGCCGCCGCCTCGCGCACTCGATCCGGAGCCAGTCCTATCCGAGGACCGGGGAGAGCTTGAGGGCCGCCGCGCTCGTCTGGTCGAAAGCCCCGGTCATCATCGGGGCCCATGACACCGGGCCGCTGATCCGGTCGCGCGACGGCTTCTGGCTCGCGATCCCGCTACCCGCCGCAGGCAAGTCTCTGCGCGGCGGCCGGATGACGCCCGGCGAATGGGAGCGTCGCCGCGGGCTGCGGTTGCGCTTCGTCTATCGGCGCCGGGGGCCCAGCTTGCTGGTGGCCGATGGGCGGCTGAACAGTCGGGGTCTTGGGGTGGGATCACGGTCCCAGACCGGCCGTGGACAAGCGACGGTGCCGATCTTCCTGCTCGTGCCGCAGGTGAAGCTCGCGAAACGGCTGGATCTCGCGCGGGATGCGGAGCGGGCGCTGGCGGCGGTGCCGGGTCTGATCGTGGCGAATTGGGTGGAGGGGCTCAGCGTTTAGCGCTCAGCGCCTGCTCAACGAACGCCTCCGCGTCGCCGATGCTCATGAGCTCCTCGGCCTCGGCGTCCATGATTTCCAGTTGGAATGCTTCCTCGAGGAGCATGATCAGCTCGACTTTGTCGAGGCTGTCAGCGTTGAGGTCCTGTATGAACGACGTCTCATGGGACAGCGCGTCCACGCTGAGACCGAATTTGTTGGCGACGATGTCGCGGACGGTCGCACCAGTTGCGCTCACGGTCAGTCCTCCTTGGGCGGGAGCGAAGGTCTCCGCGCATTGCGTGCATCGCCCTAGCCAGCTCGGAGCCGAAACTCAATGTCCACGACGCGCGAAGCGATCCTGATCGCTCTGACGGACCTGCTCAGGGCGATCCCGCAGGCGTCCGTTCTCCGCGGCGAGGTGCTTCCCGAGCGCGTGCCGACCGCGGGGCTGATGATCCTGCGCGACGGCGAGCCGGGAGAACCCGAGGTGACGCTGTCGCCGCTCGCCTACCACTACCAGCACCGCGCCGAGATCGAGGCGGTCGTGCAGGGCACGGAGCGCGACGCCGCCCTCGACACGCTCTGCGCCAGCATCGGCACGGCACTTGCCGCCGACCGCACGCTGGGCGGGCGCTGCGACTGGGTCGAGGCGGAGGCACCAGAGCCCGTCGATTTGCCTGTCGAGGGCGCGGCCAGCCTGAAGGCGGCCGTGATCCCGGTGGTGCTGCATTATGCGAGCTCTGCACCGCTGGGATGACGAGATATGGCGGGGGCAGCGTCGCGGCTACAGCTCGAACGCATCGGGACTGACCCGTTTGTACTCACCGCCGACCTGCGCCCCTGAGGCCACCTCCAGCGTCGCATAGGTGAATTTTGCCCTCGCTCGGGCGCCGTTCTTGATGTGCGCGTTCAGTGCGGTTGCCGCGCCCTGCAATTCGCCCTCGATCGTCAGCTGGCGCGCCCATACCTGTCCGCGGACGCGTGCCGTGGAGGTGAGCACAAGGGCATCTGCGGTCATGTCACCGGTGATCTGTCCGCCGAACTCGAGGATGCCTTGGGA